GCTCATCGGCGGCCACGGCGGCTGCGGCCGACACCACCTTCGCCGACCCCTCGGCCCCGGACGCACGCGCCTCAGCCAGACGCGCCTCAGCGACCTTGACCTTGTCCGCCGCCCCCTCCTCGGCTGCCCTGGCCCGGGCCACCGCCGAGGCCGCGGACTCCACCGCGGCCCGCGTCGAGGAGGCGGACCTGGTCCGGGCCGCCGCGAGCGCGGCCTCGGCGACCTTGACCTTGCCGGCCGCGTCCTGCTCGCGCAGGCGGGCGGTGGACAGGGCGCGGGTGGCTGAGGTGACGTCGGACTTCAGGGACCTCAGGGTCTTGTCGGCCATGCCCTGGGTGGCGGAGGAGAAGCCCTGGGCGGTCTGGCGGCCCAGGGCGGCTCCGGCGGCGCGTCCGGCCGAGGAGAACACTCGGGTGAAGCCCTGGGCGGCGGGGGAGGCCGCGCCCTTGACCTCCCGGGTCACGGCCCCCCGGAAGCCCTTCATGACGGGGAAGATCGCCAGGTGGGCGGAGCCGACCTCTATGGACACGGGTGCCTCACCGCCTCCCCGGGGGGTCGGGTACGGGTGGGCCGGCCCGGTCAGGCCAGGTGGATGGAGGCCTCCAGGTCGGCCTGGGCCTGGGCGACCAGGGCGTCGTGGTGGGCGTCTACCCGGGCGTGGGGGTCCTCGAGGTCGAAGGGCAGCAGGGTGCGGGCGGTGGCCTGGTCGGGGGCCTGGAGGAGGAGGGCGAGGAGCTGCGGCTGGGAGGCGGGCCAGGCCCACCCGGCGTGGGCGGCGCCCAGGCGGGTGGAGGTGTCGGCCGCGGCGGCGCGGACCAGGGACAGGGCCTCGGCCCAGGGCAGGTCGGGGCCCCCGGCCGCGTGCCAGGGCACCCCGTAGAGCTCGCGCATCGTGGCGGCGAGCTCTACGGGGTGGTCACGGGCGACGCCTGCCAGCCAGGTCATTCCCCCAGGGAGATCCCCATGACGCGGGAGAAGACGTTGAAGTACTTCGTGGCGTAGTCCACGACCGCCGTGATGTCGGCGCCCCGGATGTAGTCGGCGTCCTCGTCCTGGCCCAGCAGGCGCAGGAGGGCCTCGACCTGCTGCCACTGGTCGGAGTCTCCCAGGCCGATGACCCTGGACAGGGTGTCGGCGGACATGCGCAGGGGCGTGACCACGACGTGGCCGTCGGGGAAGCGCCCGTAGAAGCCGCCGTCGCCGACGACGTAGCGGACACGGCCGGTGGCGGCCACCGCCTCCACGGCGGCGGCCTCGGCCTCCTCGTCCCAGGTGTCGAAGTCCGTCCCCTCGGGCAGGACGGGCTCGGGGGCGGTGGTTCTCTCGCTCATGGGTGTCTCCCTCTTCTCGGGGGCTGGTGCGGGGGTGTGCCGGCCGGGGCGCCCACCCCCGTGGAGGCGTCCCGGCCGGCGGTCAGGGGTCAGGGCTCGGTGACAGTGACGGAGGCGGTGGCCTGCTTGCCGCCGGCGGAGGCGGTGACGGTGACGGGGCCGCCGGCCTTGACACCGGTGACGGTGCCGTGCTCGTCCACGCGGGCCGTCTGGGGGTCGGAGGACCGCCAGGCGACCTGGAGGGTGGAAGGGGTGACGGTGGCGGTCAGCTGGGTGGACTGGCCGACCTTCACGCTGGCGGTGGTCGGGGCCACGGTCAGGGTCACGCCGCCGGGGATCCCGAACCACTTCTTGAAGGGGGCCATGTTCACCAGGGGGTCGGGGGCCCACTCGAAGGTGACGGTCTTGGCGCGCACGGACCCGTTCTCCTCCTTATCGGTCTCGACCTCCTTGATGCGGGCCACGCCGTTGCGGCGCAGCTCGGTGCCGTTCTTGTACCGGGTGGCCACGAACAGCAGGAAGGTGCCCGCGGGCAGGGAGGAGTCCACGTAGACGACGCCGTTGGCGTCGGGGTCCTTGCCGTCCAGCAGGGCGTTGACCGCGGGGTTGTCCTCGGCCAGGCCGATCTTGACGGTCAGGGTCCCGGCGCCGGGGATCTTGTACCCCTGCTGGAAGAACTTGATGGCGTCCTCGTCGTCGCGCCCGTCCTCGGCGCCGCCGTCGTCCTTGTACAGGCCGAGCCTGCGGTAGGCGGCGGGCAGTGTCAGGGTCGCCGACCCCAGGTCGGTGTCGGAGACGACGTTGGCGGCGGCCACCGGGGCGTAGGCGGCCATACCCGTCAGCGGCACCCCCACGGAGTTGATGTCGAAGTCGGAGGACTCGTAGAGAGCCATGGCTGGTCCTTTCAGGATGAGGGGCGGTGTGATGACAGGCGGGGGAGGGGGGTCAGGCGGGGGCGCCCACGACCCGGTAGCCGGCCGTGACGTACTGGCGGGAGACGTCCTGGTCGTCGGGCACCGCGTACGGCCCCCGGCAGGATCCCCAGTCCACGGCCGCCACCGGGGAGCCCGGGGCGCACACGACCGCGTCGCCCGTGGCCAGGGCGTAGACCTCACGGGCCAGGGCCCGGGCGGCAGAGGCGTCCCGGCGCGGCCCGGCCAGTACCGAGATCCCCACCTGCACCAGGAAGACGGTCAGGCCCGTACGGGTCCCGGAGTCGTCACGCACCACCACCAGCGGCACGGGCGGCGGGCAGACCATGTCCGCCCCCTCCTGGACGTCCACCTCCACGTCCCACCCCCGGGCCGCGAGCGCGTCCCGCAGCCAGCCGGTCAGCCAGGTGCCGGTGTCGGGTGGGAGCAGGGCGGGGGCGGGGGTCATCTGCGGGCCGCCCTCAGGGCGCGGGCGAGGTTGCCGGTCCTGGCCTCCACCAGGATGGTCTTCCAGTCGTGGCCGACCACCCGCCAGGTCTCCCGGTAGGTGGCGTCACGGGGCTCGACGGTGATGCCCCTGCGGTAGTCACCGGTCTTCACCGGGGCGGTGGCCTGGGCGGCCTGGGCGACCCGCTCGGCCGCCTCCTTGCACAGGGCGTCCACCTTGGCCAGCCGCATGATCTTCTCGAACGCCTTGGGGTCGAAGTCCACAGTGATGGCCTTGCCCATCAGCCCCGCACCTCCTTGAGGTGGGCCACGGTGTGGGGGGCCCACCCGGTGAACGGGTTGACAGGGACGGCGGGGACGCCCTGGACGCGCCAGGAGCGGGTGCCGTCGGTGAGCAGGTCGCCGCGGCGCACGTCGGCGCCGGGGGCGAGGTAGAGGGTCGCGGTGGTCACGACCTCCTCGCGGGAGGCGGCGGGCGCCTCCGCGGGGTCCCCCGGGTCGAGGAAGCCGGCGAGGGGGGCGTCATCGGTCTCCTGCCAGGAGGGGACCGTGGCGCGGGGGTTGGTGGGGGAGGACACCTGCCGGGGGCGGCGGCGGGTGAGCACGGTCGGGTAGCGCATCAGGCCTCCTCAGGCTCGTCGGGCCAGGCCCGTCCCAGGGCCGTGGAGGGGGGAGGGAAGCGTCCTACCGGGTGCCCCGCGGCGGCCAGGCCCGTGCGGCACAGGGCCCGCAGGGCCGCCCTGTCGTCGGGGGTGAACCAGGAGGCGGCGGAGGCGGCGGTGTAGGTCACCGAGGCGGTGCCGACCCGCTGGGAGACCACGCCCCGGGCGCCCCGGGCGACGGCCTCGGCCAGGACCCCGGTCAGGACCGCGACGGCGGCCTGGCGGGCGTCCCCGGTCAGGGAGTCCAGGCAGGGGACGATGGTGCGGGCGTGGGCGATGACGCGCCGGGCCAGGACGACGTCGCCGGCCCCCAGGTCCTCAGGCGTGACCGTCACGCCCACCACCCCCTCCCAGCTCCTACTTCTTCTCCCCGCGGCGACGGGGGCGGGGCCCGTCCCCACCGCCACCCTCACCCAACCCGCCGCCACCGCCGTCGTCGGCGGTGGTGTCGAGGGGGGCCACCAGGCCCACGGCCACGGCGTGGGCCAGGGCGGCGGCGTCCCAGTCGGCGGCGTCCAGGACGGCGCCCCGGTAGAGGTACCGCTCGGAGCCGCCGGTGGTGGCCAGGACGGCCACGGCACCCGTGACCCGGTGCGTGGCGGGCCCCATCACAGGCCCGTCCCGGTGATACGGACCCCGGCCAGGGGCTCGGTGACCACGGGCACGGTCACCCGGCGGGCCCGCAGCTCGTACTTGTCGTCCCTGTGGCGGGAGGACAGGGTCTCGATGCTGGTGCCCACGGCGGTGGCGTAGCCCGGGGAGGACAGGGACTCGTCGGCCATGCCGCCGAGCTGGTCACGGTCGATCAGCCACGGGTCGGTGCCCGTCACGTGGGGGCTGGTCACCCAGGTCAGGCCCAGGGCCTGGACCGGCATGGTCCCGTCCAGGGCCGGGTTCGCGTCCTCACGGGGCAGGGCCCCCTTGTCCACGAGCATCCCCACGAACTTGGCGTACTGGGGGGCGGGCATGACGATGGTGGACAGGTCCAGGCCCAGGCCGAGCTCGGCACGGGCGTTACGCACCCGGGTGACCGCCTCCACGGCGGCCCCGGGCGTGGTCCACGCGGCAGACCCCTCGGAGGAGGTCACCCGGGAGGCGATCACGCCCCAGGCGACGGTGTCCACGTTACGGATGATCGTGTTGGCCAGGCGGGCCAGGGCCCGGTTGACCACGGTCATGCCCTCGCGGGCGATCTTCTCGTCGGTGACGTCGGTCTCCAGCCCCCACTTGACGGTGCGGGCCGCGGCGATCTCACCGGCCTCCAGGAGGACCTTGGGGTACTCGGCGCCGGGGGCGACCTGCTGGGGGTCGGTGCCGGCGAAGACCGGCTCACCGGTCTCGTAGAAGACCCCGCCGCCAGAGGCGTTGAACCGTCCCGAGAGCAGGTAGTCGGCGACGAACCGCATGGCGGTGATGTCGGCCAGGCGCCTGGCCAGGACCTGGGGGCGGGACAGGAGGATGTGGATCTGCTCCGGCGTCAGCCTCTTGTCGGGGTGGGCGATGGGGTAGGTGTAGGAGGGCATGGGAAGGGTTCCTCTCAGTTGAGCGCGATCTCGACGGTCTCGCCGTCAGCGGAGGCCGCGGTCAGGGCCAGGCCGACACGGTTGGACCCGGAGGCCGCCACCTTGCCGTCGGCGCCGGCGGACACGGCAGCCCCGGCCGCCACGGCCTCGGCGGCGGTCAGCCTCTGGACACCGCCGCGGTAGACGGTCACCGTCTCCCCGGCGGCGGCGTCGAACCCGGCGACCCCGACCACGGCGGGGCTGTCCGCGCCAGCGGGGCCCACGGTGCCGGCACCGGTGACCGCCACCAGGCGGCCCCCCACCACCGCCGCGGAGGCAGCCAGGGTGATCGCCTGGCCGGGGGAGTGCTTGGGCAGGTAGTCGCTCATCGTGTGGTCTCCTCGCTGCTCTCGCCCCACGCGGTGGCGTAGAGGCGGTCCTCCTCGGTCATGTCGTCGGCGCCGTGACCGACCTCGGCCACCGGGACCGTGCCCGGGACCAGGGACGCCAGGAGGGACGCCGTGCCCTCCTCGTCCCTGTCCGCCATCTCACGCCACGAGGCGCGCGCCGCCGGGGCGATACGCCCCTGCCGCACGGCGTCGTCCACGAGCGCGTCACGGCGCCGCCCCTCCAGGTCCGCCAGGGCCCTGCGGCCGGCCTCAGCGGCCTCACGCAGGTCCGCCAGGGCGGCCTGGTCGATCAGCGCCGTCCCGGGCGGCGCGGCGGCCCTGAGACGCTCGTCCAGGGCCTCCAGGATGGTGGAGGGGGCCGCGTCCGGGTCGGTCAGGCCGAGCCGGTCACGGAGCCCCTCCGCGAGCTCGTCACTCACAGTGGTCTCCTCTCGGATAGTGGTCGGGCCCGGCCCGGCGGCCGGGGCAGCAGGAGGCGGGGCGGCGCACCGCCCCTGGTAGCGGAACGAGGACAGGTCCCACCTGACGGCGGCCACCGGGGCGGGGTCGGGGGCGTCCACCCACTCGTCGGCCAGGCCGGCGGCCACGGCCTCCTCGGCGGTGAACCACGTCTCGGCCCGCATACGGTCCCGCCACTCCCCGGGGGTCCCGCCGGCGCGGGCCGCGTAGGCCGCCGCGTAGGAGTCGGAGAGCTTGTGCAGGATCCTCGCGGTCTCCTCCATCGTCTCCGCACTGCCCTCGCACCAGCCCGAGGCGTCGTGCACCATCATCTCCGCGCCCCGGTTCATCACCACGCGGTCACCGGCCATGGCCACCACCGAGGCCGCCGAGGCCGCGAGCGCGTCCACGGTGACGGTCACCCGGGCGCGGTGGCGACGCAGGGCGTTCATGATGGTCAGGCCGTCCCAGGCGGCGCCGCCGGGGGAGGACAGGACGACGTCGAGCTCGTCCACGTCCAGGGCCTCGATCCTCCGGGCGAGGTCGGCGGGGGTGGTGCCGGAGTCGTCCCAGGTGGGGCCGATAGGCCCGTAGATGGTGACCCGGGCGCGGGACGGGCTGCCCCCGTCGGCGTCGGTGTCGGCCATGGTGACGGTGGCCCAGGGGCGGGTGTCGTGTCTCATCGGGGTCCTCTCAGTCGGGGTAGCAGCGTGCGCCACCACCGGGTGCGGGCCCCGGGCGGCGGGCTGTCCTGGGTGTCGTCGGGCGCCGTCTGCCGGCCGCCGTCGGGTGCCGGGTCCCGGTCCTGCGGGTCGGCGACGGGCAGCCCGTACTGGGCGCGCATGTGGGCGTCCAGGGAGGCGTCGGGGGTGACGACGCCGGCGGCCACCAGGGTGCGTACGGCCTCGGCGGTGGCCGGGTGCTCGCGCCCGATCGGGGTCACGACCAGGCGGGGGGCGGGGGTGCCCGGCCCCCAGTTGAGGTCCACGAGGTCCTCGATGACGTGCTGCTGGAGGGTGTCGGCCACGGCGGCGGCCACGGCGTTGAGGGACTGGGTGAAGAAGGCGGCGAACGTGCTCCCCAGGGCCCAGGAGCCGGTCTCGGTGCCCAGGTTCAGGAAGTGGGCCAGCACGGAGCGGGCGATCTGCTCGTCGTGGTAGCGGATCGGGCCGGAGGTGTCCGGCAGGTCCCCGCTCACGCCCTTGAGGTCCAGGGACGCGGTGGCGGGGATAGCGGCGCCGGCGGCCTGGCCGGCACGGAAGGACGTGGCGACCTTCAGGCCCTCCTCCTGCTCGTGCTCGGCCCACTGGCGGGACTCCTCCGCGGTGGCCCCCTCGGGTGGCTTGGCGCCGGTGTAGACCGGCACGCCCAGGCCGTTGCGCTCCACGGTCATGGCCTGGGCCCGCAGGAGACGGTCCTTGATCAGCCAGTTCTTGTAGGCGCTGCGCAGCAGGGACTGGCCCACCCAGTCCCCGCCCTCACGGTCGTGGACGTAGGCGACCAGGCGGCCCACGGGGATCCTCACCCGCCCGGAGGCCGCCTGCTGCTCGATCCACGCCAGGCCACCGTCCTTGTCCACCTTCACGGCCGAGATGGTGCGAGGAGGCCTCCAGGCGAGCTTGGCCAGGTGGGCGAGCCCGTCGCCCTGCCCCACGTCGTACACCTGTTCGAAGAAGGCGTGGCCGAAGACCAGCATGGTCAGGGCCAGGCGCAGGTGCTCGGTGAAGGAGAACCTGCCCCGGGTACGGGCCGGCGCGCTGGGCGGCCGGCCCACCACGGGCAGGCCCAGGTCGGAGGAGACCAGGGCGACGACGTCCTCGTCCGCCCCGGTGGGGTCGATGGCCCAGGTCGCGCTGCGCACGGGCAGGGTCACCGCCCGCAGGACGCTGGAGACCTGGGAGTCCTCCCGCCGCATCCGGTCGAACACGCCCACGGAGGCGGGCCAGACCAGGTCGGGGTTCACCTCGCCCTGGTCCTGGGCCAGGGCCCCCCAGGACGCGAGCCCCGGGTCCACCTGGTAGCCGATCTCCCTGGTCACCACCCACCACCCCCTCAGGGCACCACGGTCAGAAGCGGGTCAGGTCCAGGCCCGGGCCCAGGTCGGGCAGGGGGCCGTCGGGCAGGGACGGGCCCCCGCCCTCACGCAGGACGACCTGGGCCGGCGGGGGCGGGGACAGAGGGGGCCTGGGGGCCGGGGCGCACAGCTCCAGCCCGTAGAGGGCCACCGTCTCGGCGACCACCGGGGCCACGTCCGTGACGGACCGGGTCCGGGACCAGGCGTCGTTCTCCGCGTAGCGGGCGGTCACCCCGCCCTCCAGGGCCAGACGCACCGCGGGCTGGGCCACCGTCACCAGCACCCGGTCACGCACCCGGTCCCGGAACCGGCCCGTGGCGACACCGATGTGGGAGCCGTCCACCGCGTGCACGGTCAGGCCCGCCTCCTCCAGGGGACCAGCGAACTCCATCGCCGGGCACCCCCTGGTCTGCAGTGCCACCTCCCGGTGCCCCGACTCGGCGGCCAGGGACGCCATGTAGGCGGGCAGCCACATCATCCCGGCCCTGGCCGCCCGCAGGGTCACGAACGGCCTCCCGTCAGACAGGTACACGGCCGCCGCGACGTAGGTCATGGACCGGTCCCGGGAGGTGTCCACACCCCACACGGTCCTCGCCCCGGGCGGGACCATGGCCCCCACCTGCCCGGGCGGCAGGTGCGTGGCCTCCAGGTCCCTGGGCTGGATGTAGACCGGCACCAAGGCAGCCACCCACTGGCACAGGACCTCGGTACGGTAGTCGGCCTCCACCATGGTCCGGGAGTCCGACAGGCACTGGGCCACGGTGATGTGCCCGTAGCCGACGGACGGGTTGGCCTGCAGGACACCGCCGACGTCGTCCAGGGCGCACCCGTCAGGGGCCGACCACTCGAACAGCCCCAGGGTCGTGTCATGCCCCTCGGCGTACTCCCCGGGGGACACCAGGCCCGCACCCACGGACTGCTCCCACTGGTCGATCAGCCCCAGGGCGACCTCACGCTGCCGCCTCAGGACCACCGACTCCGGGGACCCCGCGTTCGATATCCCCCACAGCTGCCCCGACCAGAACGCCTTCATCGTCTGGGAGACCGCGTTCCACGCCTCCCACGTCCGCTGCTCACGCAGCTCGTCCATCAGCACCCGCGCCGCTGGCTTGCCCCGAGCCGACCTGGCGGCCCGGATCTCGTAGTGCGCCCGCGAGCGCGCCCGGACCATCTCCTTGCCGTTGGTGTCGGTGACCTTCGCGGTCGCGGCCTGCAGGGCCGGGATCACCAGGTCCCTCTCCTCGGGGGTCTCCGGGCGCGGGTTGCACCAGGACCGTACCCTCGCCCAGGGCTCACGGGCGATGTCGATGTTCTGGGCGGTGCCCACGATCTTGAAGCAGTCCGGGGCCACCACGTCGGGGCGGCGCAGGGCGTCCACGTACAGCCACCAGGCGGCCAGGACCGTGGCCAGCAGGCTCTTGCCGTTCTGCCGGGCCACCAGGACCACGACCCGACGGTACCGGTAGGAGCCGTCGTCCAGGATCTCCAGGGCGTGGACCAGCAGCCACCTCTGCCACGGGTAGAGGTCGATACCCAGAACCTCGGAGGCGAAGTCGATCACCTCGAAGCCCCGGGTGGTGGCAGGGGTCAGCTCCCGCAGCGGGCGGGTCCAGATCCTGGGCTCGGTACGCCCCAGGTCACCCATGGTCACGGCCCCTCATCCAGGACTCCAGGGACGTCACCGTCCCCTCCCCGCCGGCCGGCTCCTCGGCGCCGTCCACCACGTGCACGGCAGGCACCAGCCCCAGGACGCCCAGCGCCTTGAGGTAGGAGGGGATCGGACCGTAGGCGGCCCGCCGCAGCTCCACGCCCCCGGCACGCTGGGCCTCGTCGATGACCCAGGCCAGGGTCGTCACCGCCGCCACCGCCCCGGCGTAGCGAGGATCCCGGCTGACCTCGGGGGCCGCGTCCAGGGCCCGCCTGGTCGCGGCCACCACGTACCCGCGGGAGTAGGCGCCCTCCCGGCGCGGCGGCGGGCGGAACCGCTCCTCCAGGCGGCGCACGGTCTCGGCGGCGCGCCTCTCGACCGCGAGCGCGGGGTGAGGGACAGCGTCCCCCCGGGGCGTGGCCACGACGATGCCCTCGTCGTCCACGCGGCGTCGGGCACGACGGGCGGTGGCCACAGCCGCGCAGTACTCCTCCAGCAGCGGGCCCACGACCCGCCCGGCACCGGGCCCGTAGGCGGCCACGGTCCGGCGCCACACCCGGGCAGCGTCCTCGGACAGGTGGTCCGGCGGGTCAAGAGCGGGCGTCACGGCAGGTCACCTCCCGGTCCTGGGCAGCGGCAGCGGCGGCAGGGAGCCGGCCTCGACCACGGGGAGCCCGAGGGCCCCCCGCCGGGCGGCAGGACGACGACGGTGGACCTCACGCTGGAGCTGACGCAGGGACCCCGACCACCCCGAGGCCGCCGCGAGCGCCACCGAGGTCATCGCGGGGAACTCAGCGAGGAGAAGGTCCACGCCGAGCCCCTCGTGGTCGTAGCGGCGGGCCCGACGGTAGCCCAGGGCGGCCCCGGGAGCCAGGGCACGGTCTACAGCCCCCCGCGAGCACCCCACGGCACGGGCTATCTCGGACTTTCGGGCCCCAGCAGCGGCCAGGGCGCGGATCCGACGCCGATCGTGCACAAAACACCCCGTTTTCGTGTCGCATCCGCATGATTCCGGGCACTGGGGGGTCAAAAACCCGGGGAGGGAGGAGCAGCGCGCGCGGGGCGTGCGCCGTGATGTAGCTCACATTATTTTATAGAGGGGTACACAGCCGCACGCCCCGCCGGCCGGCCGTCTCCCGCCCCTGGTGCTCACCACCACGCCTCCACCTCCTCGCCCAGGCCGCCGGCCGGGGCACGGGCACCCCGCACCGAGTTGCACCGGCGGTGGGAGTGGCGGAAGTTCGACGGGTCCTCCTGCGCCTCAGGGTGGGTGGACACAGGCAGCACGTGGTCCAGCTCGTGGGAGTCCTCGGTCGTGCCCGGCGCGGCGGCGTAGTCGATCCGCTGGTGGCACAGCCAGCACACCGACCGGCCACGTGTAGCGGGGTCAGCGTCCAGACGCCGCCCCTGCTCGAAGAACGACTGCCGCAGGCGCTGCATACGCCGGCTGCTCGACCGCCCCACACCCACCACCCCCGGCCACGACCACAGGCCCCGGACAAGGGGGACGCCAGGAGGAACACGGGCCCGCGGACGCCGCACGCGCCCCGGGCCCGGGCACAGGTGTGCCACTGGCACGGATGCTACACGCGCCAGGCCCAGGGCGGCAACACCAGGTCACCGCCGCACCGCCCGACGACGGCGGGGCGTGCGGGCGGCGTCAGCAGCCAGGACGTCGTCCACCGCCACCCACGCCTGCCCGCCCACACGCACCGACCTCACCCGCCCCCGGGACACCCACGCCCGCAGCGTGCCAGCCGGCAGCCCCGGCACCAGGCAGGCCGCGTCCCGCAACCGCTCCCACCGCTCACCGGCCACCAGCACCAGCACCCTCCTCCTGGCCCATGCGGGCCACCACCAGGGCCCAGGCACGGGCCCGGTCCCACTCGTCCTCGCCCAGGCGCGCCCCGCACCCCGCACGGCAGCACTCCACCCGCAGCGGCGCACCCACCACCCTGGGAGGGCGCACCACCAGGGACAGGGCCCCGCACGACGGGCAGCGCACGTCCCGCACCCGCCGGTCAGGCTCCTCAGCCCCCCACCGCCCCCACGCCCTCTCCGCCAGGGGACACAGGTCACCCACCATGTCCCCGGCCCAGGGACGGGCCGCGCACCACTCCAGGCGAGGAGACAGCCACGCCACCAGGGAGGCGACCGCACGAGGATCCCGCACCCCCACCACCGCGACATCCCCCGCCCGCCGGTCCGTGGACCACAGCCCCCCGGGGCAGGGGACCGGCACACCCTGGTAGCCGGCGACCATCTCGCACCACGACCACAGCACCGAGACGAGGTCGTCAGCAGCCCCCAGCGCCTCCGGGTACAGGCACCCAGGCCCAGGAGGACGCCTACCGCCCCCAGGGGCCGCACGGCCCCCACCAGGGCCGGCCACCACCCACAGCTGCTCCAGCAGCGACGGCATCGTACGCACCGCCGACTGCAGACGCCCCCAGCAGCGGGAGCACAGCACCCCCGCCTCAGCAGCCCGGGGCAGGCACCCAGGACACCCGTGCCCCGTCTCGTCCACCCCCGGGCAGCCGGCCACGTGCTCGCCCCGGACCACACACCCGTACGCGCAGACACTCATCAGACCTCCTCGCAGCGGGCCTCGTAGGCACACAGGCGACAGGGCATGGTGTCCCCGTGCTCAGGGCAGACCACGGCCGAGGATCCTCCACGGGAGCGCCTCCTCTTCCGCTTGCGCCGGCGACGAGGGGCGGAGCCCTGCCCTGCCCGCCCCTGGCCCAGCCCTGGTCCTGCCCTGCCCGCCCCTGGCCCAGCCTCGCCCTTCCTCTCCTCACCCTGCCCCACCCCACCTGCGCGCGTGCGCGCGGGGACAGGGTGAGCATTCTGATTTTTACCTTGATCCGGGTCCACCGGCCGCCCGACCACGGTGGTCCAGCACGCCGGGAGCGTAGAGACTCCCGCGTCATCATGGGGGAAGACAGGGGCTCTTCCCCTGTGGGGACCAGGGGACGGATCAGAGTCACGTGCCTTTGATCCGTCCCCTGATCCGCCGGAGAGTGACGGCACCCCGCCACCGCGGCCAGTCTCGGTCCCGCACGCCCAGGGTGCTAGGGAGGGGACGACAGGTCCAGCAACGGCCGCAGCCGGTGATCCTGAGTGCATTCCCTCCCTGAGCACGTGGGTCTGCACGGACGGGCTGTCGGCGCCGGCACAGCCAGCGGGCCGCACAGGCTCCCCCTCACAGGACGGAACTCCGGACGCGCTGTGAACACCAGCGCCGGGCTCACCGCCGACGGCGGCGGCAGACCCCATAGGCTCGCCTACGTCCTGTGAGGACGACACCGGTGCAGGCCGCAGGCGCATGCCAGCGTCCTCCAGCGACCGGTCGCCCTTCTTGGTATTGCACTCCTGGCAGCAGACGACGAGGTTGTCCACCCCGATGACCAGGCTCGGGTCCACGTGGTCGATCTCGGCCCGACCCTCACCCTTTCTGTCTGCCCGGAGGAGGCGCCGACCGCAGTAGCGGCAGTCTGCCTCCTCACTGCGCCCCTCAGCAGGAGGGCCGACGCGGTCCCTCCTCCACACCGCGTTACGGATCCGCTTGTTGCTCAGCTCCTTGCGCTTGTCCCGCTTCAGGCGGGCCTGGTCGGCAGAGTCATACTTGAACTGGAACCAATCATGAAAGAGCCACGTGCCCTCGGCGACGTCGGGGCAGCGAGGGCACGAGTGCCCCGGCGCGTGCCACAGGCCAGCCTCGACGAGGATCCCAGCAAGCCGGGGCCCCTCCACCGGGTTCAGTGTCGTCCTGACGATGTCAGCCAGGGAGACCACACCATCGGTCAGCTGCGCCTGACACAGTGACCCTGCCAGGGTCCACAGTCCGATAGCAGCCAGACCGTCAAGGTCTCCCGTCAAGGCGCGGTTCGCGAGCGCCATCGCCTTGGCGTTGACCTGGAACTGGTCATCAACCTGGAAGAACATACCTGGACTTTCTGAACGGGCAGGAGCGTAGAGAGAAGAACCCGGAGAGATATGGCGGGGACCGCCCGTGGCCGCGGTGCGTGCTCATGGCGTCACTCGTAGGGCTCGTCGAGGTGGATCCCCGCGAGCGCGTCACGGATCGCCCCGTCCAGGTCGGAGAAGTCGTAAGCGGTGACGTAGCCGCTAGGGTTCTCCAGGGACTCCAGGAACCCAGTGAAGGCGGTGTCGAGGGCTTGGAGCCGGTAGCGCTCGACGGGCAGCGGGTCGAGACGGTGGCGGAGCACGTGGGCCTCGCGACGGGCCTCAGCCTCGACCCTGGCCAGGACAACAGACAGGTCCGTATCAGACAGATCCGCCGTAGCGGTCGCGAGCGCGGTAGTGAAAGCGGACAGACGCTGTCGGCGTGCAGAGGCCGGGGATGTCCTGCCTCTACGGCCGCGGCGACGGCGTCTCCTGCGCTGGGCGAGGTCAGGTGACGGCTGCTGGGTGGGCATGGTCTCTCCTCTCACGGCTGGCTGCCGTGGGCGCAGTCGGGCCAGGTGGTCCCGGGAGGGCAGGCGTCGTGCTCGGCGCGGGTCACTGTCCGCCACCCGGAGTCCTGTCCGTCGTCGAGCCTGATGAGCCAGGTCTCGGGCCACCACCGGACGTCCGTCCAGCACTGGGCGCCCTGTGTCCCGAAGCAGTACTGGTACTGCTCGGGCCAGGCGTCCGTGTGGTCACGGCCCACCACGGTCCCCCGCGCGGGGGTCCCGCACCCTCCCAGGAGGAACAGGGCCACCAGGCAGGCGACGAGGATCGTCCCCCACATCTTGGTGCCGGGGTCGTCGAGGATCTCCAGGAGGAGGGGCCGGGGGCGCGGTGGGTCCGGGTCCAGGACCGTGCAGATGCCGCACGGGCGAGTGCCGTCATCGGTGTCGCGCCCGCACCTAGGGCAGTAGCCGGCCCCGCCCGGGGCGTCGTGGTCGTGGGGGGTCACTGGTCCCCTCCTCCGGTAGTGACGCCGAGGATCCGGGCGACGTCGGGGCGCAGGTCCCCGTCCTGGCCCACCAGGGCGTCCACAGCCTGCTCGCCGACCCGGGTCCCCTCGGTCCTCTCCCCGGCAGCCAGGGCCACGAGGTTGGCGACCCGCACCTGGTCGGCCAGGTGCAGGAGAGCGTGCGTCTGTGCCTTGAGAAGCCAGCACACGGCCGTGGTCCCACCCTCACCCGGGACGTGGTCGTAGGCCGTGTCCGCCAGGTGACGGGCCGCCCAGGCGTCGCCCCGGGGCGGCCTGTAGTCGTCGTCGGGGGTCATGGCCGGGTCTCCTGGGTGATGTCGTAGACGCGCAGCACGATCGTGGTGGTGGCCCTGCCGAGTCTCCTGGGGGAGCGGGTGGGGTCGGTGGTCAGGTAGGGGCCCTCCAGGTGGGCGGCGTCGTCGTCGGGCAGGAGGCCGGCGTCCACGAGGCCGTCTAGCAGCGGCTTGACGGTGGGGGCCCAGTTCAGGGGGTCGCGCCTGCCGTGGGAGGAGGTGCGGACCGTGGCGGTCACGCGGGCCCGGCCCAGGCGGGGGGCGCGGGTGGCCGGG